TATTTTGCTCTCTAGAATTCATAATTTATTCCACTAAAGTTCCGTGTGCTCTGCGGATTTCTCTGAGTTCCTCAAAGTTCTTCTGTTTAGTTCCTCCATCATATGCCCAGGCATATCCTTCGGTGATCATTTGTTCGTTGAGTGAGAGTTCTGCGTCTCCAATGTATAACCATCCGAGAAGTCTACCGTACTTACCAACACCGCCAACAAGCTCAGTCCTAATAATAAGATCATCGTCGCCATTGATAGCACCTTCAAGCTTGTCCTTAAGCCAGTTGGTGGCATCGTATCCCAGTGCCTTCTCTTCGTCGTCCTTAGTTCGTTTCTCTGGTGTATCCACTCCTGCAACTCTGACCCTCTCTTTTTTGTAAAGGTCAAAACCCAAGTCGATAGTAACATCAATTGTATCTCCGTCAAGAACTCTGTTGATCTCGATCACTCGGAAATTGTAGCAGCTCTTCCTGCTCGGTGGAATCATTGCACCCATAGATTTACCTTTATCTATTTTATATATAGCATCTCAACTTTGCATAATCAAATACTTTTTGAGGAACATTAATATCTAATGCTGCCTCAAACCCCTTAAATCCTGGTGAGGAATTTGCTTCACAGATTCGGTATCCGTCGCTATGAAATAAAAGATCAACACCAGCAATATCAAGATCAAGAACTTTTGCAGTTTGAATAGCAAGTAACTCCATTTGCTCATCAACATCGTATGCTTCCCCTTGACCTCCACGGGAAATATTGGCTTTAAATGAACCGTCTGTAGATTTGCGTTGCATAGCACCAACAACTCTACCACCAATCACAATAACCCTCAGATCCTTTCCTTCAGATTCTTTAATATACTCCTGAACAATCATAGAGTTCTTAAAATCCAATGAAGAAATGAGTTCTGAAAGGTCTTCAAATTGTTTAGGAGTTTCACATAAGTAAACTCCTGCCCCATGAGATCCAGTCACAACCTTAATCACACAAGGAAATCCTACTTGCTTTTCAACTAATTCCGAATTACACGGAAAACGAGTAAGCATAGTCTTAGGAATAGGAAGTCCTGCCTGTGCCAGAATCTGGTTGGCATACATCTTATCCTTTGATTGCTCAATTGCATTAGAGTTTGGTAAGGTTGGTACGTTTAATCTTTCAAACTGTCTGAGAACAGATAGATTAAAGTATCCCGTGCCGCTCCCAGTCCTAGCAAGTACACTATCCGGAAGAGAAACAATATCATTACGATATCGAATAGATTTTCGGTCATCTCTGGAGACAATTAAATCAATTTCATCTGCAAAAACTACTGAGAAATCAATATTCTCTTTTGCTGCTTCTTCAATAAATCTCTCACGCTCATACATCTCTGTAGTGAGTCGATTACCAAGCATCCATAGTTTCATAATTTATTTTTTCTTGCCTCCATTCTTAGCCTTCTTTGCTGTCGCGTTACCGCTATTTTGTTTCGCGTTGGCGGACTTCCCCTTCTTGTTCTTGGGTTTGCCCATCTTCCTGCATCTCCTGGAATGCTAATCTTAATATATATACGACAACATATGCAGTAAATGCAAGTCCGCAACAAAGAAGTATAATGACACTCCATACAGGAGAATTAATATCGGTATTCATTAGATCCCAAACCTTGAACGGGTTGCGTTGAAGTTTTGTTGGATTTCTGATGCTGTAAGTACTCTGTTGTATATTTGAACTTGTGATATGTTTCCATCCATAGGATAAATTAGATTCCTATAAGATCCAATCCAACTTGCTGTTCCTGCAGTTGATAAAGTTCCACTTAATGAATTTGTATTATTTAAAATTCCATTTATATAAATTTTAAGTGTTGGTGCTAAATCATTAGTTGCCGTAACAAAATACCATTGATTTAAGTTTGCAATTATATTAGAACTTACACTACTATCTACAGAACTTACTGACCTACCAAAAACAAAAGCGCCACTTGCTAATCCAATCCACCAATTTCTGCTGAGGTTTGTTGTCTCTTTGTTAGTTATTGTTGGATAATCTGTATTACTAATACTATCAAATTTAACCCAAGCGCAAATTGTTAATTCATTTAAATTTAATGTGGATGATTGGGCACATTGAACATAATCATTAGTTCCATCAAAACTCAAAGAACCTAAATTAGCACTACTATAAACCACACCATTTACACTAGTCGCAAAATTATCTCTTCCAGAAAAATCAGAAAGGCCAAGAATCGCAGAGTTATTTGTTGCTGATAATGGAGTAAATGTTGTAGAACCTGTAGTGGTAAATGTATGAATTATATATCCACCAACAGAAGTTACTGTTCCTCCTATTGCTTTTTGTGGTCCTGGGTATCTTACGATTACGATTCCTGAACCTCCAGATCCAGATAAACCATAATGCCCATTTCCTCCTCCACCTCCACCAGAATTAGCAGCACCATTTCCTCCTAGATTATTTGGATCACCAGTGGCAGATCCGTTTCCACCCGAAGTATTGTTGATAGCAGATCCACCACCAACACCAGAAACATTAGCAGTATTTGATGACCCGCCACCTCCACCTCCCAATCCACCATTTCCTGGTCTAGATCCATTTGTATAATTGCCACCACCACCTCCTCCACCAAAATAATAAGGAACTCCCAATATATAACTTACAATACCGTCACCACCGTTTCCTCCAGTATTAAGAGCATCTGTACTAGTTTGACCAGCAGCACCTGCTCCACCTCCTCCACCGCCGCCAGTAAAACTTCGAGGTCTAGGTCCTATAGATCCTCCTCCAACATTACCTTGTCCACTAGTTGCTCCACCTCCAGAAGAAGAACCATTTTGGAATCCACCAGATCCACCACCAGATCCACCAGATGATCCTGCTATATGTGCGTATCTTCCACCACCACCACCGCCCAGAGCAGTAAATCCAAAGGCAGATGAATTACCACCATTGTTTCCTTGGATACTTTGTTTCACGGATGTAGATCCTGCACTTGCCCCACCAGCACCTACTGTAATGGTATAACTTTGTTGACCTATATCAACAGATCCTTGCAGAACTCCTCCACCACCTCCTCCACCACCAACATAACTACCTCCAGATCCGCCACCAGCAACTATAAGATATTCGACTGCTGTAAGGTTATAATTCTTTGGACTAGCAGCGTCCAAAGCAAGTACTAATCCATCTTCATTTATTTCTGGTCCAGAATAAGCACCCATTACACCAGTTCCTCCATAGGTGCAGTCCATTCAGGACCACTCAAAATATCTAAGATCTCTGAGTAAGTATAAGGCCCTTCAATTGTTGTGAGTGTTGAAAGAAATGCTGGAGGTTGTGGTGGTTCTGGTGTAAACATAGTTGTCTCACCAGTTTCCGCATCAATCACCTCGTAAGGTGTTGGATCATAAGGTCCTTGGTCCCACTTTACAAATGCCTTGGTTTCATCTACTGATTTACGTAGAGTATCAGCAGAAGTTTCAAGGACTTGTGAGAAGTCAACCTGATCAATTTCGGTTGTTGAGAAGATTGCGAAGTTCCTTTGTTCGTACATAGTTTTTGAAGTATTTAGATTCCGAACCTTGAACGGAGTGCGTCGAAGTTTTTTTGGATTTCTGATGCTGTGAGAACACGATTATAAGCAAGGACTTGTGCTATTTGTCCAGCAAAAACATCACAACATCCACCATAACCAACTCCAGGAACATATGAAGGAAATGCAACATTTCCTCCAGAACCAGCATTAATAGTTACACTTCCAGAAGAAACTCCATCAATATATCCATATATTTTATAAGAACCAAAAACAGCAGCACGGTCAAAAACTGCAGTCATCATATGCCAGTTTCCATTCATTAAGGTACTTCCACCCAGACTTCCTTCCTGATATCCAACAGCACCTGCTCCACCAATAAGATAATATATTGAACCATTACTATAGACACCAAATCTCCATCCATCAGCACCACCAGTATTGCTAAAGATAGTTTCTCTGTCTCCTGCAGATTTTTCTGAAGTATTTCTACGAATAAAAGCACTTAAAGAAAATCCACCAGTTGTTGGAACTATTACATTGGACATAGTAAATCCATTACCAGCACCAGCTCCAGCAGTAACAGCAGGACTATTCATACTGTAATCAAAATAACCAGCAGAATTATAAGTTACCTGTCCACCATATCCAGCATTATTTGTCCTTGTTGCATTGTTTCCATTACCACTCAAATCACTCCAAGTATTTCCACTTCCAGGATAAGATTTCGGATTTCCAGCATCAAGTGCTAAGACTAATCCATTCATTACTATATTTGGATTATAAAATATTGACATTAGATTCCAAACCTCCCTAAGTTTGCTCTAAAGTTTCTTCTAACTTCAATATCTGTGAGTGCTCTGTTGTATATTTTTGTTTGAGCAATTTTTCCGTTAAATGGATACCCACCATGATTCCCATAAATCCCAATATAGGCAGGACCCGTCGTATTTTGTGTTACAGTTCCAGTTAGATTTGCAGAAGTTGCTCTCAAAACACCATTTACATATATTCTCTTATTAGTTCCATCAAAAGTAGCAACAACATTATTCCACTTGTTATTTACAACTCCAGCAGTTGTAGTATTTACTGTCAAATCTACAGATGATAATCCATAAGTTCTATAATAAATTACGTTATTTCCATTAAAAAATAAAGAATATTGTGTATTTACATTACCATTTGTTGTTTTCTCAAACATAAACCCATTTTGTTGATAGTTGGAAGAGTAGTTCCAAGAACTTATTGTCATTTGGTTAACTGATAAATCAGAAGTTTCATCAATTTGAATTCCATCATTTGATCCATCAAAAATAAAATATCCTACATTTTTTCTTTCTTTTCCAAAAGAAACTCCATTATATAAGTTCAACCTTTTACCTTTTATAAGACCCTTACCACCAGATTCTCCAACTTCAATAAGTTCTTTAATACTTGGTTCTGTACCATCACACTTATCAAGTCTTGGATATGCAAATTCAATACCCGATGCAGTATTTGTTGTATAAAAATGATAGGCACGATGCATAGCAGTTGTTGTAGTTGAATTCCACCTTACATCTTGTGTTCCGACATTTCCATAACTTTTATCAGATATCTTAACACCATTTTCATACCAACCAGAGTCGGAATGCCTTCCTCCACTATATCCCTCATAGAAACAGTGCCCAACAACAAGATACCACTGATTTTGAGTCAAAGAAGAAATTGCAGTATATGTAAAATATGGATTGCCTTGTGAATTTCCATTATCATTGCGAAGTGGTGCTGGATTCAATCCAAGATAAAATGTTCCACCAGTTCCACTTGTATATCTTCTTACCCAAACACTCCAACGATAAGTATATGCTCGGTCAATAGAATAGTATGAAGTATTCCACCCACCATCAGCACCAGAAGTTGCATCTGGTGTTGTTCTCCAGGTAACTGATCTTCTGCCCCATGGATCATCATTTACATAAAGACGATTTTGTTCAGTTGTAGCACCATTTACCCCATATCCAGTAAATCCACCAGTACCAGTTGTCCAAGTATTAGGATCTACAAGAATATTGGAACTTTGTTTTTTAAGTAGAGAACTTTTTGTATTTCCTGGGTCAAATGAAAATACCAATCCATCAGATTGTACTTTTGGTCCACTAAATGCACTCACCTTACATTTCCTCCATAGGTTCCATAGGTGCAGTCCATTCTTCACCAGAAAGGATCTCTAAGATCTCCGAGTAAGTATAAGGACCTTCAATTGTTGTGAGTTCTGAAACAAAATCTGGTGCTACTCCACCATCCCATTTCACAAATGCCTTGGTTTCATCTACTGATTTGCGTAGTGTATCAGCAGAAGTTTCTAAGACTTGTGAGAAGTCAACCTGATCAATTTCTGTTGTTGAGAAGATTGCGAAGTTGCGTTGTTCGTACATATCCTTATTGGTTTTGTAAGTATTTAGATTCCAAACCTTCCTCTTGTTGCGTTGAAGTTTTGTTGGATTTCTGATGCTGTGAGGGATTTGTTGTATATTCTCACATTACTCATTCTACCATTATAAAATACCCCACTCGTAATGCTACCACGAGACCCGATAATTGTATTTGTATTTTCTAATGTCGTTGTTTTTGTCGCACCTGTAGTTTCTTTTGTCCCATTTACAAAAATATTACATAAATTAGAACTATCTCTTTGAAATGCTACATAAAACCACTGATTAGCAGAATATGATGGAGTAGTACCAGTCATAACTCCCCCACCATCGTGCATTCTAATAACTCCATCATTACCAAAAAAACATAAAAATCTTCCAGGATCAGTTCCATTATTATATTGCGTTACAAACATACAAAAAGCATTAGTTTGATTTAGATAACACCATCCTTCAATATGAAACTGTCCTGTTCTTGGAACCAATACTTTTCCAGTTGTTACATAATCATTCACCCCATCAAAACTCAAAGCACCACCATTATCCCCAGAATACCCAACACCATTAACCAAACTCCCATTATTCCCATTACCACTCAAATCAGTCCAAGTGGTTCCAGAACCAGGATAACTCTTAGCATTCCCAGCATCAAGTGCTAAAACTAATCCATCAGTCACTATCCGGGGGTTGTATGATATTCCCATTTCCTCTCAATTCCTCTTCGTTTTTGTATTTATTTTAGATTCCATACCTCCCTCTAAGTGCGTTGAAGTTTTGTTGGACTTCTGCTGCTGTGAGTGCTCTGTTATATATGGAGACTTGTGCTATGTTTCCTTTAAATGGATAATTTGTTCTATTAATATCATAACCAATAGAAGTAGTTCCAGTACTTGATACTAATGATGCCGAATTAGTATTTGTTTGAATCCCATTAATATATGAAGTTGCATTACTGCCTGTATGTGAAACTGTAAGAAGCATCCAAGTATTCAATGAAAGTGATGTAATATTGTGAACAAGAACATCATTAAAATACACTTGGATGGTTGAAGATTGGTTTTGTAGTGTTCCAATCCATAGAGAGTTTCCACCAGGACCCCACCTATTGAATATTCCTCCAAAGTTTGTGTTTGCTCCGTTTATATAAATCCAAGTACTAAAAGTAGCACCAGAAGTTGGATTTACATTTCCAACATCTACCGCATCATTACTCCCATCAAAACTCAAAGAACCTAAATTATCCCCAGAATAACCAACACCATTCACAAGAGTTCCATTATTTCCCTCACCACTCAAATCACTCCAACTGGTTCCAGAACCAGGATAACTCTTAGCATTCGCAGCATCAAGACATAAGACAAGTCCATCAGTGACTATTCGTGGTGAGTGAGCAAGTGCCATCTTATAATTTCTCCGTGTTCTTATTTAGATTCCGTAACGACCACGGAGTGCTTTAAAGTTTTGTTGAACTTCTTCTGCTGTGAGTGCTTTGTTGTATATTTTAAAATTTGATATATTACCATCCCATATTTCAGCAGCACTTGCAGGATTATATCCTATTCGTGGATCTGCAGAAGTAAGTGATAATGTGGATATATTATTAGTTGTTGATGCTACCGTGTTTCTATATACAACATATTGATTAGAAGCATTTTTTAAAAACACAAGATGATACCAAGTATCAACAACAGCATTACTACCAAAAACTGTTGATACTCTCGTTGAACCATTAAAATCTGATAAGAAAAATCCATCACCATTTGAATTATGACCAACTCCATAAAATCCACTAATATTTGATGATTGAGAATAATATATTGCATCAATTCCAGATAATGTGTCTGCTTTTACCCAGCATTCAATACTAAATGTAGATGTTCCAAAAGCAAAAGAACTTGGCAAATCAATATAATCATTAGTTCCATCAAAACTCAAAGAACCTCCATTACTCCCATTATAACCAACACCATTCACAAGAGTTCCATTATTTCCCTCACCACTCAAATCAGTCCAACTGGTTCCAGAACCAGGATAACTCTTAGCATTCCCAGCATCAAGACATAAGACAAGTCCGTCAGTGACTATTATTGGTGAGTGAGCAAGTGCCATCAGTATTCAAAATCTTATGAATTATTTATTATCTCCACTTTGGTCCTTCGAACCAAATCGCAAGACTGTGCCTAACACCTTTTAAAACTGGGTTTGCCTGATGGTCAATAAAAGAAGGAAAGAAAATTATAGTTCCTTGTTGACGAATTTCTTGAGGATTTGGATATTCAGAACAGTCAAAGAAACTCAAATCTCCACCTTCATATTCATCTGGATCTGTGAGTTGGATTACAGCAGATAGTTTTCTATGCCTAGGGTTATTATTCACCCAAAAAACATCCTTGTGCCTTTTATATTGTCCTTGGACGTTTCCATCATACCTTGCAAGTTGAATGTATTCAAGATTATCAACATGAAATCCAAACCATTCTCTATTGATTTCTATCTGCAACTTCCAAATCTCATCATATAGATCTTGAAATTGATTGGTATATAACCAAGTAACATCACTACTTCTATAATTTTCTACATCAATCTTTCCATCTTCTCCAAGAGATGCTTTATGAAAAGGTAAAGATTTTGATCTTTCTAAAATTGAATCGCAATATTCCTTCGCAAAATGTGATTGTTTATAACACCATTCTCCTCTCATTTTAAACCAATTTAAAATAATTGCGCATTATTTATTCCATTTTTTATGATTTATAGATGCATCATTCCAATCTCCATCTCCAGAGTATGAGGTTTTAATTCTAATGTCGTCAAGACCTTCCACTTCAGAAGGTCTGGAAGTAATGATAGGTTTAGTGTTTTCTTGGTCTTCCCAAGTTTTAATAATATCATTGACCTGTTTATCAACAGAAGTCATTTCCATATCAACTTTACCCTGAACCCACAGTCTCCATAAGAATTCAACAAAACCAAGAGCAAGATGGTTTAATGGAAACTTTTGCTCATTAGCCCAACGCTTACTCTTGGTATACCAATTATCTTCTCCACCCCAATAATACTTAAACTTGTATTCTATTTTCGGATCAACAGTCATTAAATACAGACCCCACTTCAGAACCAATATTTGAACCAACTCTCTGACCTAACAGAGTCATCCACCCTGCTGCTAACCAACCAACATAAGGAATATTTAATACTGCGGGAGCAAGAGCACCAGTAGCAATGCTAGTTCCTGCCAGAGCACCTTGTGACCGTGCTCCAGCGTCCGCCACTAAACACTCTATCTCTTCCGCAGACTTTCCCTCCTCATCTATTTCACCTCCACCAAGATTACGATATCCTTCTGCGGTATATTCGTCCTTGCGATACTCATTTCTCTTTTCAGTCCCACCACCAAACAAACCTTTCTTGGTCTTATCAAGTTCTAATGATCTTTCAGTAGAAAGAACCTTTGGGTCATTAGCACGATACTTCACACTATACCCGTCTTTACTTACATTCAGTTCATAAGATGAGTATTTTCCATCTGGAATGTTAATGACTGGACTACTGATGGTGCTACCCACTTTCATAAGATGCCCAATAATACCAATATGGCCAATACCAACAGTAACAGCAAGAAATAAAATAACACCATTAGTTATTTTCTTCATTGTCTTGGTTTATCTATAGCAGATACTACGGGTGGTTGGTCTTCTTTCTTTCCAGTAGGAGCATTTCCATTAGATGTCTTTGCACCATTACCACCATTTCTGGCAGGTGATAGTCCAAATGCAGCTAAAGATCCTGAGAATACAGAAGCAATGAATGTAGGATCAAAGTCTAAAATTTTCTGACCTGTTGGAAGTCTGATATAAGAAGCAGTTAATAAAGAAGCGGACCAGATCAAGACTACAAGCTTAACCAAATCCGCTAACCATTCTCTGTTTTCTTCGTGATCTTTCTCTACAACCTTTGAAATTTCTTTCTTTTGTTCTGGCATTGTAGATTGAGAATCTACACTATTTAGTTTTTAACCTTCTTATGTCCGAATTCTATTACAATACGTTTATGTTCAGTGTATTTATCAGCAACAACTTGCGTATACCATTTTCCATCAAGTTCCTCAGCAATCTTGTCTAAACGAAACTTGGAAATATTTTCTTCAGTCATAATAATTATGGTGTAAGTAAATCTACAGTAATGTTCGCTTTCTCTAATTCATTATATTTTTTGCAAAGAGTTTCACTAGATTCATGTTCCCATTTGTGATATAACTCTTTTAAATGCTTATGATAGTCTTCTCCAGTACAGTCTACCATCTCTTTTGCGACAATGCCCTTTATCAGCATGTCTCTGGTGTATGATACCATTTTTTAAACTTAGATATCCAACAAAGAACTTATCATAATAAATTAACGGCAAAAGTTCTTCTTGGCTGGTCTTTTTTAATTAATTATTTATTGTTGATAACACCTAAATGTCATAAACTGTGATGTTGGAACACAAAAATGTTCAGGTGGATTATCAATCCTCCATAAAGTATAGCAAGCAATAATGATTTGCAGAAAAGGAAGAACAAATGCAATACGTTCTCTCATTCAAAAACTGGACGAACTTCAATGTAATTATAGTACTCATTCCGATACTTTTCAAGAACATCCTTAGAGTTTCCATAATATCCCATGTGCATATTCACACAATCAAGATAACGAAGATGTTCACGATCAGAATCCACAGTATAGTTATCACAATAAAATAGAATCTCCTGAGGAACTTCTATTTGTTTATTTGTGTTTGGGTCATTAATAAAGAGAGGGAAAGTCATTTAACGTATCCGTTTTTCTTCAACCATTGTAGCGTAAGTGGAGTGGGTTTGTAAACCTCCCACATAGGACCAGCAGCACAAACTTCAAGAGCCTCAGCAGTCATTCCTTCAGTCTTACCTGCCCACTTCGCTTCTGCTTCCCAAGGAACAGCAGACTTTGGATAGGTCTTTTCTACAATCTCACGCCAGAGTTTTGGTACATCTTCTTCTGGTTTAATAATGGCAATCATACTATTGTCAATAGTCCCTGCCATACAATCTTGTGCGGCGTGCCACCCTTCGTGCCTCATAACTGTCATAAGAACATCAGGACGCTTCATAAAAGCATCATTCAAATAAAAGTTATTCGTGACTGTATGATAAACACCACGATGTCCAGGAGGAAAATATTTCTCTGCTCCTAGAAAAACCATAACTCCGATCTTATTAAGGGATAAAAGCATTGAGTTAAACTCGTCAGCAACCACACTAAAATCAGAATCAGGATAGTAACTCTCAATATCTGAGATAGAGTTGATTCTTCTGACATCTTCAGTGCATTCTCGTAAGATCATGCAACCCATAGAATTCATAGTATAGAATTCTTTAACTTTTGAACCAGCAAAGGCAGGAGAACAAACTCCAAGTACCATTAAAGAAAGTAATAGTTTTTTCATGGTGTAGGAATAGCAGGACCAGTTGTTGATGGAATCGCAGGACCAGTGACCTCTGGAACCTCAGGTATAGCACCATCTAAAAGGGCAGGAAGTGCCTCTGTAAGCGCCTCTGTGACCGCTACGGTTACTTTCTCCCTGGCATCTTCAATAAGAGTGGTTTTATTGAGATACAAATAAGCACTCCCACCAAGAACTGATAAAGAAACCAGTCCTGATAGAAGTGCGATTGTGTTAATTAGTTTTTGCATAATGCCTAATCACATTATAATGATATTTATGATTAAGACCAAATAAGTTTCTTAGTATAATCATAAGCATATTGCTCACGATACCCTTTAATACCCCATCCTAACCAATAATAAGAAGGAACCATATACTGAGCAACAGTAAACCCATGTCCCTCAAACTCAGGAAGAACCTTTTGGAACTGAGGTTCATTGATCATGTAACGAACTTGTCCTTCAAGACTGCTTGGATCACAGTCATACTTTTTACAGAAAGATCCTAGTCCCAAATATCTTCCCGTGCTTGTCCACTGTATAAGGCCATAACCACCGCTATAACAACGATCGTAAGATACTCTAGCCCCTCCTTCACAAATGTTGGCATGGAAATTGCTTTCTGATTTAATATTGCCAAGTATTGTAGCAATAGCATTACGATCAGAAATATTGGTTCTTTCTTGGAGTTGTGCGAGGACATATTTTTCATTATCATTACATCCAGGACATTTCCAATCTTTCTCAACCACCTCAATCTTCTGGACTTTTTCAGGAATTACTTCCCCTACTACTGGTTCTTCTACAGGTGCTTCTGTTTCTTGAATCTCATTGATTGCGGGATACGCACATGCTGCAATGGGAATGGCGATGAGAGAAAGAATTGCTAACTTTTTGAACATTAAATTAAACAGAATTCGACATCCGTATAAAGAGAGCGCACTCCCACTTCTCAATGGGCAATCTTCACGGCACAGGGTATTTAGTAAAAAAGGAAGCAAAAAATGCTTCCTTCTAGAATCATAGCAAGTTATTCTTGCCTTGTCAAGCAGTTGCTCCAACCTTTACTGTGGATGAAACATAGCTAAACACTGCTTCGGGAGTGGTCTCATAGTAAGGGTCTTCACCAGCATTATCGCATCTGCCTTGTTCCTCAAAGAGTTTTTCGATAACTCCATCAGTAACTACAGCAGCATAACGCCAAGAACGC